CTTTTGGGCAAACAGATAATCTAGGTATTAGCCCTGCTAGATCTACTGCGATGGTTAGCGAGATTTACGGGCAGTTTGGAAGCCCAGATTATGTTTTGACTAGCCTAGATTTGCAGTTAGAAGCGATGGCGGGAACTGCTCAGGCTAGAGTTCAAGCAATTGATTTGTATGATCCTGCAAGAGTTATTTTTAGACCATCAAGCACTGGTTCTAACATTGATAAGAAATACACAATCATTAGTATCAAACAGGATTTCACGCCTGAAACTCATAAGGTTTCTTTAGGGTTAGCTCCGTTTGGTGCAGGTATGCTTCTAAACTCAACCTATATGGGTATTTTGGATACTCAAAAGGTTGTTTAGCACCCGATAAACTAAAGACTTAGGAGAATAAAAATGACTTTGAAAACTTGGGCTATCGGTGATGTTCTTACTGCTGCCGATTTAAATACTTATGTTTCACAACAGGTTGTTGGAACTTTTGGTTCAACCGCTGTTAGGGCTACTGCGATTGCTACTGCTGTTGCAGGTCAGGTTTCTTATTTGACTGATAAAGATCGCATTGAGCATTGGGATGGCACTCAGTGGCAACCTTTGCCTAGTGCGATGGCTGTTTTCTCTGCGACTGGCCCATCTACCGCTGTTGCTGCTGGTGGTTCTGCGCTTGTGTCTGTTGTTTTGCCTGCATCCCGATTTGGGACTACCCCGATTATTTGTGGGTTGAGTTCTACGGGTGCAATGTTTACCCCTGTTGTTAACGCGGTTACTACTGGCACTGCAACTATTGCATTAGTAAATCAGGGTGGAGTTTCTCAGGCTGCTACTCAAACTTTGTATGGGGTGGCAATAATGATGGCTACTGGAACTGCTGCGGGATAAGGAACAAAAATGAGAAGCTGTAAAACTGAAGGTTGCCCGATCAAGGGTGAAGAACATACGCCCCCTGCTGAAGGGATGCTTGTTTGTGGTTTGTGTGGTCAGGAAATGACCCCAATTGACTGAGCCAACTAAACCTACTAATCAAACTTTGCTGTTGCAGATTGTGCGCGACATCGAGATTCTAAAAGCAAACTCAATTCAAATACTTGACGCTTCACGCGATCACGAAACAAGAATTAGAGAACTAGAAAAACAAATCAACAGGTCAGCTTGGATACCTGCACTTATTACCGCTGTTGTAACAAGCGTTGCTGTTGTAATGCTCAAAGGTGCTTTCGGGCTATAACAACCCGCAATTTAGAATAGTCTTATGACCATCTATTTTGAGCCTTTTCCAGCCAATACCCGTAATGACGAGTTCGGTAATCTTGCCCCTTACCGTAATGGCAGACCGCACCGCGGACAAGACTGGTCACCTAAAGAGAAGTCTGCAATCAAGGCAATCACTGATGGCACTGTTTTTGTTTCAACCTGGACTGATGTTTTAGGTTGGATTGTTATTCACTCAACTAAAGATGGTTATTGGGTGCTTTACGCTCACCTTGCTGAGAAGTCTGCGCTAGTGAAGGGCGATAAGGTCGTTGGCGGTAAGACTGTTTTAGGTAAGGTTGGGGGCGGTAGAAACACCCCATCTGGATCTGCTTCAACAGGCGCACACCTGCACTTGAGCATTGGTAAAGCTAACAAAGACTGGAGCAACCCAAACATCCATTTGTGCGCTTACGAAGATTTGATTGATCCACTAAAGCACATTCTAGAAAACAAGGGGTAATTATGAAATCTGCTGGAAATGTTCTACTAAGAATTGTTGCAACTTTTGTTGCATCTGCCCTTGCTGTTATTGGTGCGGGTTCTCTAGGTGGTGTTGCACCTGCGACTGCTGCTGCCATTGGTGGAATACTTGCTGTTGCTAAAGTAATCGAACGCCTTTCATTAGCGTTCCTTGAAGATGGCAAACTCACCCAAAATGAGATCAACGCTGCGTTCCAACAGTCCGTTCAGTTGAAGAATGTGAAAAAAGAACCTAAAGCCTAAATGAAACTAAAGTTTCTTGCATCTATTTTCTTTGTTTGGATTTTTGCTTTCTGGCCACTAACAATAGCCCGCGCAGACTCAAACGGTTTGCGTATGAAAGTTTATACATACGATCCGTCAAGCACACCTGAGCGTAGAGCTTATGAACTTTGTGCTAACGCTGAAGTGTCTGCCCCTAACCTTGACGCTGATTGGGCTGATGGGATTGTTGCTAACTGTCAAAGTGATTTTGTGCTAATACATTATTCGGGTTACATAACAAGCCCTAGAGATGGTTTAGTTTCTTTTCAGTCTTACGCTGATGACGGTTTTTGGATGTCTTTCAACGATGTCCCTGTTATTGATGACTGGACTTTGAAAGGCTGTTCTGGTTCTAACGCTGTTGTTGGAATGACCGCTAACCAGTCTTACAAGTTTGATGCTTGGTGGTATGAATACGGTGGTGGGGCTTGTAACCGCCTGTTTTGGTGGAATACAAACGGTCAAGAAATTGTGCCTGCATCTGCTTTCACTCAAGATGTTGTTGCCCCGCCTGTAATTGTTTCCCCTGAATTGAACGCCCCTTTTCTGCTTGAAGCGTTCGTGAATGAAACTAGCGTTGATTTGTCTTGGTCAAGCTACATTGAAGAAACCCCGATTGAGCGTTACGCAGTGACCTGGACTTATGGCGGGGCTGATGGTTGGGGTGTTGCTTCAGTTGAATCGCAAATAACTATCACTGATCTACCTGAAGATACTGATGTCACTTTTAGGGTGCGCGCTGATAACGATTCTTTAGGCGTTTACAGCCCCTATTCTGATGCGATAACTGTTCGAACAGGCAAGAAAACCGTTGTGCCTGAACCTGAGCCTACGGTTATCCCTGAACCCCCTGTAATCCCTGAACCACCTGTTGAACCTGAACCGCCCGTAATCGAGCCTGAAACGCCCCCTACGCCCGAAATTGAGCCTGAACCTATACCTAGTCCTGAACCTACCTTAGAACCCGTAGAAACGCCTTTAGATACCGATTTGGGGACTGTTATACCTGAAATGCCTACACCGCCAGAATCAAGGCAACAAGTGTTAGATGCTTTGATGGCTGAAGCTCAAGCAGACGATATTCAAATACCTGAAGAAATCGCAAACATACCTGTTCTAGGTGCAACCATTGTTGCCCTAACTGATGCGCTCAACTTTATGGGAAATGTTGGGGCAGATATGACCCCTGAAGTTCGTGCTAAAGCCGAAAAAGAACTAATCGCAGCAGTCGTTTTGACTCAGATAACTCAGTTCTCAACAAATCAGGCAGTAGCTTCAGCACAAGCATCAGCAGGCGCAAACGGATCATCAACAAGAAGGAGAAACTAAATGGGTTTTCTAAAAGACGTTATCGGGCAAATCTGGACTTTACTTGGAATGTTTATAGCGTGGATCGTGCTTGAAGGAACAGCCAAAACTGTTATCGGCTATTGCATCATTGTTAGCGTAGGTGTCTGGTTTATCACATACCCGCTACGCAAAGATGATGACTAAAGTTGTTGCTCAATCTTTAGTTGCCTGCGCTGTTTAGGTGTTGTTCCACCCCAAATACCATAATCTTCAGCCATCCCCACACGCAAACATTGAGCCATAACAGGGCAACGCATACAAATCTGCCTTGCAGTGTCTATCGCCATGTTATACATATTTGTTGATTGACTAGCCCCCCTTGCAGCCCATTCTTCAGGAAAAAACACGTCAGGGACTTGCTCACACTCAACACCCCCATTGTCCATGATGGTTTCGTGTAGCTCGATGGTTGCTTGATCTAATCTAATGTCAGCGGTCATAAGTAGAGTTTATCTATGACAACAACCAATAAACCCCCTTTTGCAATATCGGCAACCTTTTTAGGTGAGTTCGAAAACAACAGCCCCGAATGGCATAATCTTAGAAATGAGCAAGGCGTCATTTCAGGATCAGAAATCGGCACAATTCTAGGCTTATCCCCGTTCACTTCAGCGATCACTTTGTGGGCTCAAAAAACAGGCAAACTACCTAACCAGGTTGAACCTAATACTGCGATGCGTTTAGGTCAGCTTGTTGAACCTGCGATTAGAACCCTTTATTACGAGCAACATCCTGAACATCAGGTTGTTGAAGTAGGAACATACGCGCATAAAGAACATTCTTGGGCACACGCTAACCCTGATGCTCTATGCGTAGATGAAGATAACAAGCCTTACATTCTTGAAATCAAGCACACCGCTACTTATTGGGATAGCGTTCCTGAACATTACCGCGCACAAGTGTTTTGGTATATGTGGGTTTTTGAAATCAAGCGCGCAGTTTTTGCGGTAGTCAATGCAGGCAGATACAAAGAGTATGAAGTTCTTTGGGATGAGTTTGAGTTTCAAGCAATCTTCAGTCGCGTAAATGATTTCCGTAATCGTGTTCTCAACAATCAGCAACCAGACTGGGATGGAAGCGACTCAACCTATGAAACAGTTAGAGCTTTATCCCCAGACATTGAAAACCTAAACGAAGAATTAGGCACGTTAGGTATTGAGTTGTTAAACGCTCAAGCAGACCTAGACAAAATTGAGAAACACTTTACTGAACTCAAGTCACGCACTATTGCTGCGCTAAACGGGGCAAAGAACGGTTGTATTGATGGGGAAGTTGTTGTTACCTTATCTCAACGCGGATCAGGGCTACCGTTCCTAACATTCAAGAAAGGCAAATAAATGAGTAAATGTTTATCATGCGAAACAACTGAAAACCTTGTTTATTCAGGCATTGATGCCCTGCTGTTGGGTATTGACGGTGCGCAAACAGGGACACGCTGTTACGAATGTGCAAACAAAGAACGAACACAAAAAACTGAAACTAAGGAAGATAACTAATGGCACAATTCAATCTGCAAGACTATGAAACCGTTGCTGAACGCATCGCCCGCTTCTACAAAGATAACAACGATGGGCGAATTATTACCCGCAACATTACAACAAGCAACGATAGAGCTATAAGCACTTGGGTTGTTCAAGCCTACATTTACCTGAACTCAACTGATCAGGAAAAGAACCTTGCTAAAGCAACAGGTTTAGCGTTTGAGATTGATGGGGCAGGCATTCCACAAAAGACATCTGCCCTTGAAGTGTGCGAGACCAGCGCAATTGGTAGAGCCTTGGCTAATGCAGGTTACTCGGGCGATAGAAGAGCTACACGCGAAGAAATGAGCAAGGTCAAGCGTGATGTTACACCGCCTAGAAACTGGCAGGCAGCGTTAGATAACATCAACGACATTGACGGGTTACGTTCACTTTATTTAGAAGCCAAACAGGGTAAAGCCCCTAATGCTATTCTGGAAGCAATCAAGGGTAAGGCTGATGGAATCGCAGGATCTACAAACAAAAATTAGTGTGTTGCAAGCCAACATACTTGAGTTAGGTGAACTTGCTGTTGCCCTAACTGAAGACCCTGTTGCGCGAGCTAAAACACTGATGCGCCTAAACGAGCAGACTATACGCCTAAACTTTCTAAACAATTTTGACCTAAATTAGGTGTTTTGCAAGTTTTTGTGGTTAGATACTTTCTATGCCACGAGATTTATTTGATGCTGATGAGCCGAAGCAAGAACCTATTGCTTGTGTGCGTTGCGGGCAGTCCATCCCCGTTTCAACATGGGTGAAAAGATTGGCTCGTAAAACTGAGAACTGGGACACCTGTAAAGATTGTTTGAGCGTAAACCCTATAACTCACATCCAATACAAGCACCCTATTTTAGGCTATATTTTCTGCTACCCGCATCAGGGTGAAGTTGATGATTTGTTTAGACCGTTAGATGAAGCAGGTAACTTGTTTAGACCAGGTGAACGGGTTTGTGGGCATAAAGATTGCATAAATGTAAAACACATCAAATCACCTAAACCCCCCGCTGTAACGCCTACCCGTAAGCGTAGGACTGTTGTTGATGATGATGAACTGTTTTGGGCGTTGATTGAAGCTCAAAAATACGATTGCAAAAAGGTTAGGACTAAATGAGCAAACTAAAAATTGGTAGCCTGTTTTCGGGTTATGGGGGGCTTGATTCAGCGGTTATGAATGTGCTTGATGCTGAAGTTGTTTGGCATTGCGAATGGGAGACTGCTCCTGCCAAGATACTTGAACATCATTATCCAGGTGTGCCTAACTTCAGGGATGTTAGATCAGTTGACTTTAGAACTGTTGAGCCGGTTGATGTTTTGACTGGCGGTTTTCCTTGTCAAGATTTGAGTTTGGCAGGTAAAAGGGCAGGGCTTGAAGAAGGAACACGCTCAGGCTTATGGATTGAGTTTGCTAGAGCAATACAAGTGTTACAACCTAAATTAGTGATTATCGAGAATGTAAGGGGTTTGCTAAGTGCAAAAGCCAATAATGGAATGGAATACAGTCAAGAAGATTTGGATGTTATCGCAGGGAAACAACCTATTCGAGCAATGGGAGCTGTTCTGGGAGACTTGGCCGACATCGGGTACGATGCGCGATGGTGTGGTTTACGAGCTGCCGATGCAGGTGCGCCCCATAACAGATTCAGAATCTTTATTGTTGCGTTCCCCCAAAGCAAGTGAAGGTTCTGGCGGTGCTATTGGTGAAGCTGAAGCTTTGAAGCGTGGCAATACTGTTGGGGTTCGTAATCAGGTGATGGACTTGGTTGCTGATCAAGGGCTAAAGGTGTCTCGTGTTGCAGATAACCCTAATTCTGGGGGGGGGCTTGAACTAATGCCAACTCCAACTGTTGGGCATGTGCGCAATCACGATGAGCCTGTTGAAGATTATTTGCAGCGCAGACAGGATTTTGTTGATGGTAAAACTAAAGGGATGCCAGGGGCTAGCCTTGGCGTTGCTGTAAGGATGGAGATTACGAATGATGATGTTGTTGCCGACTCCGACCAGAAGGGATTATAAGGATGGGCGAGCAGAAAGAATCAGATTTGACCGGCTTCAAAATGACACTCTCGCAAGATGTATCTTTAACGCTATTCGGGGGGGGAAATACTAATGCCAACTCCTAAAGCGTTAGATGGGGTGAAAGGTAATTTGAAGAGTTCTCAGGAGCGTGTTGATTCTGGGCATCAGGTTGATTTGCCTAATGTTGCTGTCGATTTAGTTTTGTTGAAAACTCCGCAAGTGGATGATGCTAAGAACACTGGGCATAATCAGGAGCGTAGAGCAACTTTGGCTAGTGAAGTTTGGCAAGCTCAGGAAACTATCAATTGGGGGAAGTTTGAGCCTGCTATTAGGCGTTGGGAAGCCCTAACTAGGCCTGCTCCTGCCCCGACTAAGCCTGATGGTAAAGATGGTGCGCACCGGTTGTCTGCCGAGTTCACTGAGTGGATGATGGGGTTGCCTGAAGGTTGGGTTACTAGCCCTGAGATAGGACTGAAAAGAAATGATCAGTTGAAGGCTTGTGGTAATGGTGTTGTTCCTCAGCAGGCTGAGATGGCGTTGAGAATACTTTTACAAGGTTTGCAGGTTGAAACGGTTATTAGGGGGGGGCTTGATGATGTTTTGCCTACGCCAACTGTTATGGATCAGCGTGACGGAAAACATTTTAGAACTGTTGCCATCAAGAACCTTGCTAACGGTAAGAATAGGGGTTTGAACTTGAATAATGTTGTTGAAGCTATTGGTGTTGATTGGCAGGATGGCGATACTTTCGTTATGACTGAAGAAGGGTTGAAGAAAAATGATAAGTAGTGGCTTGATGTCTAGTTTGAGTGATGACTGGGGAACACCGCAGAGAGTGTTCGATGATTTGAACGCTGAGTTTGGTTTTACTGTTGATGTTTGTGCAAGTGAGTTCAATCATAAGGTTGCTCATTATTTTGATGTAGAAAAAGATGGTTTAGAGCAAACCTGGACTGGGGTTGTTTGGATGAACCCGCCTTACGGTAGGACTATTAAGGTTTGGATGAAGAAGGCGTTTGAGGCGTGGCAGGATGGGGCAACGGTTGTTTGTCTTGTGCCTGCTAGAACTGATACAGCGTGGTGGCATGATTATGCTGCTAAAGCTACTGAGATTAGATTTGTTCGGGGTAGGTTGAAGTTTGTTCGCCCTAACCAGAAAAGTGATTCTGCACCATTTCCATCAGCAATAGTTATTTTTAGATAAGTGAAGAATTGGGACAAAGTGAGTAAATCTAAGTGGCAAGAGTATGAAGCGGTTTGGCAGCATAGTCAGGCACAAGGCAACGATTTGTTGTTGTTGTTAGCTCTCGCGAAACTTAGGCAGGGTTCAGTTATGTATGCCACTAAAGAAACTTTGGCTGAACTGTTGAATTGCAGTGTAGATACCGTTGATAGATCTTTGAAGCGTTTGAAGCGTTTGGGTGAGTTGTCTTGGGTGAAGGGTTCAAGTCATTCAAAAAGGGCTAACCGCTACCAGATTCTTCTTCCAGGTTTAGACGCACATTCAACCGCAGTTTCAGCCGCAGATTCAAGTTTTATACCCCCGCAATCTGCACCTTTATACCCCCGCAGTTTGCCCCCCCTAAACAGTAATGAAACAGTAGTTAAAGAAGAATTAAGTGTTTTTGATTCTAGTTTTGGTGGTTTGGTGATGATGCGTAGTTGTGATCGTGTTGCTGGTGTGCTTGCTCCGTTGCAGGTTTGGGAGTTGTTGCAGGCGTTTGATGTTTCTCATGCTTGTGTTAGTGCGTTCAACGACAAGATTAGGCTTGAGCGTTGGTGGGGGTTTTTAGATAAAGCTGCGAAGGGCAAAGAGTGAACATTGATTTTGAAGAACTTGTTATAGGCACTATTTTGAACACGCAAGGTGCAGTGTTGGATCATGTGCATTTGGAAGCTAATGATTTTGATGCGCCTTGGTTTGCTGAAGCCTATACCGTCATTCGTGAGCTTGAGCGCACTAATAAAGTTATTGATGTTTTTGCTGTTTGTGCGAAGTTGAACCCTGAAGCGCGTAGAAGGGTTGCCAGTAGCTTAGATTTTGGCGTAGTGCCTGCTCACGTTTCTTATTATGTGTCTAGGGTTGTTGAAGCCAGTGTTGATCGCCAGTTGAGTTTGCTTGCCCTTGAGATGCAGGCTGATGGGGATGTTTCTGCTCGCCTAGATAAAGTCAAAAATAAGTTGGATCAACTGAAGTTTGTTGAAGCGTTTGAACTGCCTGATTTGCGTTTTGACCTAACGATGATGTTGAAGGAAATCCGTAATCCCCGTAAAACTATTCCTACCTGTTTCAAGGGGCTAAATAATTTTATTGTTGGGTTGAAGCAGCAGGGGTTGTATGTGTTTGGTGCTAGACCTGGTGTAGGTAAGACTGTTGTTGGGTTACAGCTCGCGTGGGAGATTGCCCGTAATGAAGATGTTTTGTTTTTCAGCCTTGAAATGGATAAGTCAAGTCTTCTTAATCGTGTTGTGGCTGGGGAACTAAACATTACCCTTGATGCGATTGAACGAAGCAGTATCAGCCCTAAACAAGTTCAAGCTATTGATGACTTGATTGTTTCTAGTCAAAATAGGTTGATTATTAGTGATCGTGGCGGGCAGACTGTCTCACAGATCAGGGGATACATTTTGGCGGTTATGAGTAAACGTCAGGTAAAGGTTGTGGTTGTTGATTATTTGCAGTTGATTACTGCTGCTAACCCGCGTGCACCTAAGTATGAGCAGATTTCACAAATCAGCGTTGATTTAAAGAACCTTGCAAAAGAGTTAGGCATACCCATTATTGCTTTAGCTCAGTTGAATAGACGAGTTGATAACAAACCTGATGATAAACCTAACGCCAGTGACCTGCGCGATTCAGGGCAGATTGAACAAGATGCTGATGTGATTGTTATGCTCTCGCGTAAGCAGTCAAATGAAGACATTGCCCGCGACACCCAAATACTTGCAAAAAATCATCAAGACCCTACTTTGTTTGGGCAGAAATCTTTGATTACTTTTGATGTGGTCAAGAATAGGCATGGGGCAACAGGTTTGTTTGATGCGCTGTTCGATGGACAGTATTCCAGGGTGAAGGAATTACACTAGATAATGTGGAAGATAATCAGGTTGAGTGTCGCAGGTGCGGTTTCAAGTGGGCTGTAAACGCTGAAAAACGTAACCGTAAAGACTTGTTATGTATCAGTTGTCGAGCTAAACCAGCCAAAGTTATTCAATACGGAAAACTACGCTGTATTCCGCATAACGGAGATCTAAACGAGAAACTTCAACCTATTGACGATCAGGGTAATCTGGTGTTTGTTGGGGTGCGGGTTTGTGGCCATACGGATTGTGTGAACCCTAAACACATTGTCGCAGGTTAGCACTAAACTATTTTAAGCAACAAAAACAAATCATTCATAGAAAGAAGAAACTTATGGCTCAGGTCAAGGTAACAGGAAAAGTAAACAAAGTATTCGGGGCAAACAATCAAGGCTTATCTTTGGTTGAGTCTTACAAGTCTGCAACAGGCGAAGACTATACTCGCACCTATACAGTCTGGTATGCAGTAGCTCACAACATTGAGTTAGAAGCAGAAATCACTGTTGTTGGTCAGTTGAGTGCAAAGATTGAAGACTTTGAAGACAAAACAGGCAAACCAGGTCGTAAAGTCAAACTGGACATCAATAACGCGCAGACTTTGGAAGCACCTAAGCCTGCTGCAACGGATCTTCCGTTCTAAATGCCTGTTTGGGTTGTAGGTTTCCTTTTAGGGACTTTACTGCTCACTAACGCAATCTTTACAGTTCAACCCTTATCAGCCCTAAACGCGTTGATAGGGGTTTTTCTGTATCTCGTAATCTTGATTAACTACTATGGCAAGAAATAGTTTTAGCTTCACAGTGTTTGGTGTTGATCCTGCCCCACAAGGTTCTAAGAAGTATGTGGGGACTAGGCGAACAGCATCAGGGGCTAACATACCGTTGATTATTGAGTCCAGTCCTAAACTGCCTGCATGGAGAAAGGCTGTTAGTGATGCGGTGAAGCAGGCGATAATTGATTCAGGGGATAGCTCTAAGTTTGAAGGGGCTGTAAAAGTTGAAGCGGTGTTTTATTTAACCCGTAAGAAAACAGTTGTTAGGGCATACCCTACTGTTCCCCCCGATCTCGATAAGTTGTCTAGGTCATTACTGGACAGCATTGGTTTTGGGGGTGTTTGGGGGGATGATAGTCAGGTTGTAAGGCTTGAAGTGTCTAAGAAGTATGCTGAAGGGCAGTCAGGTGTTGCCGTAACTATCACAAAATACCCCTAATTTGTTTACCAAAATGTAATAAAGAAACTTGTCCTAAATGCTTCCCTTGAGCAACTATTTGCGCCTATACTTGAGTTATCAGGCAAAAACGCTTGATACGGACAAACGAAGGACAAAAGAAAATGACTAAATACACTAGAGAACTACAAGCAGGCGATGTAATCAAACACATTGACGGTTCAATTGTTGAGATTCTAACTATTCACCCAATCACTGAAGACCCACGCCTATTCGCCATCACCTACTTCAACCGCAACACTCAAGAAAAAGAGTTTGACTATCAGCACGGTGCAGTAGCTTGTGAAATGGTTGGTGCAAAATGACTAAGCAACAAATCTGGGATCTGCTAGAGATTTATCGTGAAATGCAGATCGCTAACACGATGGAGCAATACAACAACGCGTTTGAACAACTACACGACTTCATTGAAAACAACTGTTTGAAAGCAGGTGCATAATGTCTATTTGTAAATATTACGGGGTAGAGCATTCAGCAAGTCTTTGTATGTTTTGTAACTCAAACCTAACTGCTCAACAGGTGCTTGAAAACAAGATCGCTGAGCTTGAAGAAGAAATAGTTTCAGCCGAAAAACTACGCTTACACAAATACGTGAGCATCACTAAACAACAGTTGCGTGTGCTGCGCAACGAACTCAAAACAGTAAAGGCAGGTGCATAATGAGAAGTCCCGAAGAACTATTTTTAGAAGCAATCGAAGCCTATAAAGCGTGGGTTGCTTGCGGTAAAGATTTCGTGAATCACGCGAACTTGTTTGATGTTTGGGATGACGCTGTAACCGCATACGGGCAGTCAGTATTTCTGGAGCGTAATCGTGCAGTGCACCAGGTTCTACAAGGTTTGGAGCTAATCAAATGAGAAGACACATCACTAACACAATCATTCTAGGTTTTGCGTTGTGGGGTTTTATGCAGTTCCTAATCTGGACTAACAGCCTTGGTATTCCTGAAATCTTGAACGGCTAAACATGGGGCGCAGATCTAAAGGAAGAAAGAGCTTACTGCTAAACCTGAAACTACAAATCTTAGGTTCATTGAGTTACTGGCTGGCAGGAATGTTAGGGCGAGTTGATAAACAATACTCAGCAGCGTTTGTTGAACGTCATGGACATAAACGCCTAAGTGAAGTTATGAGTGAAGAAGCAGAATACTGGCGGGAGAAGTATCGTGCCAACTAACAGCGCTGAACAGGTGCGTGAGTTTTATCGCAAACAAGGCGAACAACGAGAACGCGAACGCATTATTGAACTATTGAAGCAACAACAGGTCATTCGTAACTGCGGTGCAACAGGGAAGCTCGTTTTTGTGAATTGCAATAACCTGGATGTTCTCTACTTGAAAGATGATCTATTGAACGAGTTGAGCAATGAATAACCGTATGTTTTTGCTGCTAATCGCGGTAGCTTTAGTGATGTTGGGGATATTGACTCTAAGATTTAGTTCTCATAACTGCCCGAAACTTAATACGCTTGATGATTTTGAAAACAATAAAACAACTGTCTGCGAAAGGACAAAATAATGAATAACCCAGAAACACGCACCACCGATCAAGTAATAGAAACCGCCATCAACAATGTAACAAGCAACACCCTAAACGCAGTATTCAGCGTTATCGAAACCTACAAGGAACTAATCCTAAAGCCTGAATCCACTGATGCTTATGATGCTGGTAAGCGTGATGCTGTTCAAGAGCTAACCGTTCACCTGCGCAAACTTGCAGCAGGAATAACAAAGACGGGGGATACTCAATGAGTTGTAATAACTGCCAAGACGGATGCAAGTGTTCAAGAGTGAACTCAATCAACATCTTCAGCAAAGACTATAAAGCAGGTCAGGCTCATGGACAAAGAGATGAACACACTAGAACAAGTGATGCCCTAATTGAACTAGAACGCTCAGGCGTAATAACTAACGCTCAAATGCAGGCGATACTAGATCTTATTTTGGAGAAGCTAACTGATGCAATGGATATTCCATAAATGAATATTTGGCTTACTGTTTTAGCGGTGATTCTGCTGGCAGTTGTTTTACCTGTTGTTGCAAGTATTGTGATGGCAGTCTTTCTTGAAGCAGCAAACAATGATGGGATTTACGATGACGAAGACTAACCGCATACTAAGAAAACTATTTCCAAAAACTATGCGCGAACAATACTTTATAGGACACGCCAAAGGGCGCACCTATGGAGTGTATCTCGCGCAGACTGTTCTACACGAAGAACTAAGACTTGTTCACAAGGATCTTGATATCCCTGTTCTATCAGTGAACGCTAGGTTGAAGGCTAAAACCATTCAAGCGCTTATCAGGAAAGTAAAAGCTCTAAATGCTAAGTAGAGAACTTGATGAAGCCATAATCTTGCTGCGAACTGAAAACTGTTCAGCCCTAACTAACGACACTGATTTTAGGCGTAAGCTCGCAGACCTACTTTTAGTTTGTGCTGCTCAAGGTGAAGTGTTGCAGGCTGTTGCCGAAACTGTTGCCCGATCAGTAATCAAATCGAACAATGAAGAACAAGGCAAGATAGAGTTGAGAAATGCTTGAAGATCTGCAACTACCTAAAAGAAACACCCCTTGCCGAATCCGCACCATCAAAACTGAGTTGAACGATAAAGATGCGGTCATACTTGAGCAGGCTGTTATGAACCCTGAATGGCCTTACAAAACGTTATCTAATGAGCTTTACAAGCGGGGAACTAAAGTCAGTGATGCAGCAATAAAGCATCATAGAGAGAAGCGTTGCTCATGCTGGAAGGACTAAGCCAACCCGCACCTAAAGTCGTTTACCCTGAAAACTGGAGTCCAAGTATTCAGTTTGACGGTAACGGTGGTGAAGCAGTCTTACCAGCTGTTGAAGGGGATAACCCAACAGACATTGAAGGCTTCTTGATTGAAGCAGGTATAAACCCTGCTGAGATTGAGATTGTAGGCGAACCTCGTATTTCACGCTGGCAGGTAGCCCGCCCATTTCCGTTAGAACCAATGTGGATGACTTCAGTTAGGATTCGCTGGGTCAAGCGTAATGCCACTATCAATTTGCCCCTACTGTATTCATTAGCAAAAAAGACTAAACCTGTTGAACCCAAACCTATGGCAAGCGGTAAAGCTCTAATTGTTCTTTGGTCAGATTTACAGGTTGGCAAGGTAGATCATAGGGGCGGTGTTGATGCGCTTATTCATCGAGTAGCCAAAACACAGGTAGAACTCATAAAGAAAGTTAAAGAAGTTCGCCCTGAGCAAATTGTGTTTTGTGATGTAGGCGATACTATTGAAAACTTTAGTAATGCTGCCGATATGTATCAACTACAATCCAATGATTTATCTTTGATGCAACAAGTAGATCTCGCAACAAGTTTGGCGTGGGAGACACTAAAGCAAATCAGCAAATATGCACCCATAACTTATCTCAGCGTAGGTTCAAATCACTGCCAGTTCAGGGTAAACAAACAACGCGTAGGTAAAGTAACAGATGACTGGGGAATACACATTGCAAGGACTTTGGCTAGACTTTCTCACGAAGTAGGGCTACCTATAAAGTTCTTTGAACCCGCTGAACACGATGAATCATTAGCTCACGACATCTTTGGCGATGGATTTCACATTCTAGGTTTATGGCATGGCCATCAATCACCTAGACCTGATCAAGTTCCAACATGGTGGCGACAACAAGCCTTTGGTAAGCAACCTGTTCACGCAGCAACCATTGGGGTTAGTGGTCATTTTCATCATCTAAGAGTGCTTGAGTTAGGCTCAACCCCACGCGGAACATCAAGGTTCTGGGTTCAGGCTTCAACCTTAGATAACGGCTCAAACTGGTGGAGAACAACCGCAGGCGAAGACTCTCAACCTGGATTAGTGTGTTTTGAAGTTCAGCAAGGCATAGACTTTACTGGAACAGTTTGGAAGATTTAGGGGCTGAAATGGTTTCGATTGCAATTAAGGCCTGCGGGGGCACTTGCAAGAATCGAGTTCGAATCTCGACAGCTCCACAAGGAAAATAAACAATGCCAACATATTCTTACTACTGTCATAGATGTAACGCTAAAGCCGATGTTGTTGCAACACTCACTGAACAAGTTGAAGCGCCTAAATGTGAGAACTGTAAAGAACTTATGGTGCGTAACTATGACTGGCAAACAACTAGGTTTCTAGGATCTGGTTGGGCTAAAAATGATTCGTGAAACCTGTTCCTGCGGGGCAGAGTTCGAAACGGACGATCGTGAAGCCATCGAGCTAATCAAATCTTGGAGAAGGACACACAAGCACTCAAACAGGGCAGAGAAACCTGTTGAGCGTGATAGTTCTCTATTGTCGAATACTGAAGTTAGTCTAGGATTTCAAGCCATCTACGACCCGTTGAAAGAAGAATTAGAATGACCCCACAAATACAAGTAGGCAACGCAACAATCTATGCGGGCAGTAATCTTGACGTTCTCCCTACACTGGCAGGTAACAGTGTTGATTCGATAGTTTGCGACCCGCCCTACGAACTAGGCTTTATGGGTAAGACTTGGGATAACTCAGGGATAGCTTATTCAGTTGAACTTTGGCAGCAGTGCCTAAGAGTTCTCAAACCTGGGGGACACTTGTTAGCGTTCGGGGGAACACGCACTTGGCATAGGTTGGCTGTTGCTATTGAAGATGCAGGATTTGAAATACGCGACAACATTGCATGGTTGTATGGATCAGGTTTCCCTAAATCGCACAACATCAGCAAAGCCATAGACAAAATGCAAGGCGTAAAGTTTGAAGCAAAGCCTGCAAGTGGTGTTGGATTTATGAACAGTAATGATGATGGTTACAACACAACACTAAATCAACTCACAAGAATAGGCGAATCTACTGATGAAGCTAAAGAGTGGGATGGTTGGGGGACAGCACTCAAACCTGCACACGAACCAATAGTCGTTGCCCGCAAACCCGTTATCGGGACAGTTGCAGAAAATGTTTTACAGTATGGGACAGGTGCGCTCAACATTGATGCAACACGCATAGGCAGTCAAGGTGCAACTACAAGAAGCCATCAAGCCGATTACCCTAAAAATGCAAATGGAACTGAAGATAGAAGTGGCTCTTGGGCTAGAACTGGTCATAAAATTGAGGAAGTAAATCAGGGGCGTTGGCCTGCAAACATTATTCTTGACGAATACACAGCAGAACTATTAGATCAGCAATCAGGCATAAGCAAAAGCCTTAGTCATAATCGCCCACACGACACTAAATGGGGTTTTGGTGTAGGTAACGATAATTCTAAAGAATACGACTATGAAACAGGAAGATCAGGTTACAGTGATAGCGGTGGGGCGAGCAGGTTCTTTTATGTTGCTAAAGCAAACAAACGCGACCGCAACGAAGGCTTAGACGAGCTACCTGAACAAATACTTACAGGCAGAGATGCAGGGCAAGATAAAAGACAAGTGCCATACAAGACACGCTCAAACCCAGTAAAGAACACTCACCCAACAGTGAAACCAACAGCGTTAATGCAGTATTTGATTAGGCTTGTTACTCCTGAGAATGGGACAGTGTTAGACCCTTTCTGCGGGTCAGGTTCAACAGGTAAAGCAGCAATCCTAGAAAACAAACAGTTCATAGGAATAGAACTAACACCTGAGTATCTACCCATAATTCAGGGCAGGCTTGAACACGCTTATCAAACGATGCTCAACAAACCTGAAGCAGATGATCTATTTGCTTAGATTCCCGAAACCCTGCCTAACCTGCGGAGAGCTAACACGCAACCAAAGTTACTGCGACACCCATCAACAAACACAAGACGAACGCGAACGAGTTAGACAAGCGGGGCGTAAAGCAGGTAGAACTCTATACAACGATGCCAGATACAGGCGGGTAAGAGCTCACCTACGCGCAACAGCAACTCACTGCCACATCTGCAAACAAGCATTCACCGATCGCAATGACATCACCGCAGACCACCTGATACCTGGAGACATCAATAGCCCGCTAGATGCAGCGCACTCACGATGCAACTCAAGGCGTGGCAACAAACCCCTAACAACATAACTCTCAAGAGCAAGCGCAAACAAACACTCAAACACCCCCAGTCAAATAGGGGGGCATTCAATTTTGTTTTTTTGTTTTGGACTTACAC